CGCAAGCACCCAGCCCAAACGCCGAAGGCCGCAAGCTCAAGGCCGCAACTACCTGCGTAAGGCCGCAAGCAATCAAGCAATCAAGGCCGCAAGCACACACGCATACCCCCACCCAAGGCCGCAAGCACCCGCTAAAGGCCGCAAGTACTATAGAAAAAAACCTCTACAGCCCCCGTCTGTGGGGGCGGGAGCTATTAACCCCCACAAATACATATATATTTTTATGTTTTATTTTATGTGTTTATAAATTATACTGTTTAACGCAAAGGCAATAACGCCTTTAAAAAAGGGAGCAAGACAATGAAGATAGAACTCAAGAGCTTTAAGCATGCAGAATTCGCATCACACGAAACGCATTGTTATGAAGCAACGGTATATGTAGATGGCAAACGCGCCTTCTATGCATCGAATGATGGGCGTGGTGGCGCTGATTTTTATGAGCCACTGCACTCGAAAAGAAAAGACCCGAAGGAGGCAAGGTCAGAGTTTGATGTGGTGATGGCAAAGATTGAAGCCCATTGCGCTACCCTCCCAAAATGGCGTAGTAAGTTTGCAATTGAAGACAACATGGACGTTGATATTGAAATCTTAATCGGGGACATCATTAATAAGAAGCTGACCTCTAAAGAGTTAAAGAAATCACTCAAGAACAAAGTACTTTTCGTCAATGAAAACGGAATTTATCAAACTACCTATGGAAACAAGCGGCCAGTAGATAAGAATCTGATTGATATGGTTAAGGATGAAAATCCCGATTGTATTGTTCTCAACAGCCTTGCATTTGATGAGGCGTTGGAAATCTACAGCGGGGAGCAAGCATGATGAGTACACATAAGAGATGGATCAAAGATTCAATCCACAACACGCGCCTCGCATCTGAGCAAGCTGCAGGCATAGAGATACGCTCACTGATTCACAACAAGAGCAGTTCAAATGACACGCATGATTTCAGTGCGCAGATATGTGTAGATGGCGTAAAGATTCTACGTGTAGAGAATGATGGCAAGGGTGGCGACAACTACTACCATCGGTCTAAGAAGAGAGTATCCATTGCGGATAAGGAATCCTCACAGAATCTTTACCTCAAGCTAATCGACATTGCGAAGCGATACTGTCAGTCAGAACGCTGGTATGACTACGAAGAGATACGATTGAAAGAGCAGACGATATATGGACAGGAAGAAGTTTACTTCTCTTACCTCGACATCCTTGTGGGCGCGTTGGTCAATGAGCAACTCACCATGAAGGATATGTCTAAGGCGATACGCAATCGGATACACATCATCGACACTGAGGCTAACGATAACGGTGGGTTTCTTTACAGCACTAACAAGCGACCCACTGACATTCATTTAGCCAACACAAAGAAAGTCCTCAAGGGTATAGGAAAACATTTTGATTACATCTTAATGAATGAGCTTGATGAGACTACTCAACTAAAACTATGGCTGACCATAGCCTAATCTAATCTTAAAAAAGGAATCACAATGTGGATACTTCCAAAGAACTATCAACTAACAGACCCCTCAACGTCATCAGCTTTTGTAGCGGATACGGTGGCATCGAAAGAGGACTTGACCTTGCTGGCACCGACCATCGAGTCCTCGCTTATGTGGAGATCGAAGCCTTCGCCATTGCGAACTTGGCAAACAAGATGGAATCGGGTGAGTTGGATGCCGCACCTATTTACACGGATCTTAAAACCTTCCCAGCACATCTCTTTCGAGGCTGCGTTGACCTCATCACTGGAGGCTATCCGTGCCAGCCGTTCAGTGCAGCGGGAAGGCGCAAGGGTAAAGAAGATCCCCGCCATCTCTGGCCCTACATCAGAGAACATATCAACGCAATTAGACCTACTCAATGCTTCTTTGAAAACGTCGAAGGACACATCTCGCTTGGACTCTCCTCAGTCCTCAGTGATCTGGAAGAAGATGGTTACAGCACAACGTGGTCAATATTCAGCGCGTCTGAAGTCGGCGCACCTCACCAACGCAAGCGAGTCTACATCTTGGCCGACACCATCGGCGCACGAACCGAGGTTGGGATATCAAGATCGATCAGATCCGACCAAGAAGGGATCTCAGGAAAGCCTGTTGACCGTGGTGGTGAACAACGCGGGTGGCAGAACGGAATGTCCTGGTCAATTGAACCCAACGTGGGTCGAGTGGTTGATGGGTGTGCCGACAGGGTTGACCGAATTAGGATGTTGGGAAACGGAGTAGTCCCGCAGACTGCAGCAAAAGCATGGAGAACTTTAAATGAAAGATAAAAAAGAAACACGGGGTGGATTGAGGTGGAACTCAGCCACCTTGCACCAATCACGCAAGCCATTGGATCACATATGCACATGGTGCAATGACTCCTTCACTAGCACGGGCAACAAAGAGAAAGGTGATCGGTATTGTTCTGCTCATCATCGGATCAACATGTTCTATCTAAAGCAAGCCATAGACAGCAAGAAAAGAGTGACCAAGAGAATGCGCAAGCGTCATACATTCAGGCCGGAGGTGTGGAGGGCGTAATGCCCTCATCTCCATCCTCTACCTCATCCTCCTCCTCCTCCCAACCCTCATCCTCGATGTCCTCGTACTCTGCCTCCTCTACCTCGCCATCCTCTTCGATTTCCTCCGCCTGGATTTCGATTGTTTCTGTCCTCACCAGCTCATGCTTTTCGATCAGGTTCCTTAGCCTTGCCTCGACTTCGCCTCGATCCATCTGATCGATGGTCCCTGTCTTGATCTCCTTCTTATCAACCATCAAGCCCGCAAGCTTGGCCCTTCCCATCTCAGCCTGCACAGCCGGGCCATACGCGCCATCCTCCAGGGCTGCATCCCTGATCATCTGCAGATCTCTTGATACCTTATCAAAAGTAATCCCATACTTGAGTTGTTTAGATTCTGTGAGCTCTGCGATTCTGTCCTGCACATGTCTGAACTGCACACCATGTAGCATGGTTGATGCGCTCACGCTTGGGGATTTATACCCGGCTCGTATGGCGCATTCCTTTTTGGTGAGGTCGTGATAGACAAACAACTGCACGAACTTCTCCTGCTTCGGCGACAATCTCTTTCGCCTGGACAGACCTCGCTTTGCGAATTGCTCAGGTTCTAACAACATGTTTTGGTTCTTCTTCTCACTCACCTACATTCTCCCAATCTGACAATCTTGTATTTAAAATCTGATCAACTGCTTTCTTTTTTTTTCTCCCCCCACCCTAAAGGAGTTGGTAGAGAATATGTATATATAGTTCTCTCCCTTTAGGGAGTGACCCTACTGACCCTATGACCCTACCTATTTTTAAAGGGCTGTAGAGCATGGGTCAGCGAAGGTGGGGCGGGTCAACGCTGACCCTACTGACCCTACCCCTAAACCCTTGATATCGTTCAACTTTATTTTCAAAACAGGGGGTATGGGTCAATTTGAAATCAGCCCCGACTGACCCTACCTTTTGCCTCGAAATCACTTTAACTTTGCCTTGTAAGTATTTTCCATAGTCTTCACCTCCACCTGTACTTGCCACCTGTACTTGCCACCTGTACTTGCCACCTGTACTTGCCACTGCTTATGCTTGTTGTTACCATGATCTAGATCCTATCGACTCCGGTCAGTTGAATAGGCGACATCACACTCTGGCTGATGTTGCTTCTGACTAGGATCTTGCCTGGAGAGGGCGTGTTTTAATTCCTTTTTTCACCCCTCTCCGGGCGACTTTTATCTTCTTCAAAGCCCTTGCGGATGCCGCCGATACCGGCGAAAAGATTGGTGTGTTCTTCAGGTTCTTCAGGTTCATCATACTCCTCATGATCATACTCATCCTCTTTCTCGATGCCGTTTTCTATTAGCTCAACGATACGTTCAAGTGAGCTTGCAATACTTTCTGCCGCCTCAACTAACCGCGCTGTGATCTCCTCATCCAAGCTTTCACTAGACCCAGACATATTTCTTTCTCCCGCCATCATACTTAATTGCCAGCCCTTCATTGATCAGGGTTGCTGATATGTTGATGCCATCTAGGGTATACAAGTTGATCAACAAGCGCCCGTACTTGTCGAGCTTACCGCCGTCCAGGCTCTCGATGTACACCTCCTTACCACACAGCACCTTCATCCTCGCCTTACTCTCGAAGCCAAGCTCCTTCTCCCGGATCCTCTCGGGCTGTCGCTTTGTATTGATCCGCGACTCTGGTGTATCGATACCATGTGATCGGCACCGCTGCTTGGTCTTTGTGATGCCGAACCCCATAGGGATATCGATATCAATCGTGTCACCATCGATGACCCGGACCACCTTAGCCTTGTAGATGTACTGCTGCTTGATGTTTTTCTTATTGGTCAGCTTCATGTCACGGCCTCTCTATTCTGTTGTTACCTTTACCGTGATACCTTTCAGTTTCCGACACAAAAGCTTCGTTCTCTTCTGTTGTTGGATCATCCTTGAGGAATCTACCCCTAGCATCCCGCGCTTGCTTGACCTTTTGAACCTTTTGAGGAAGGTTTTCTACGACCTCTTGATTTTTTTCACGGCCCATCAGTCCAGCCATCCAGTTTTTAAATTGTGTCATCATACTCATCGTGCTTTTCTCCTTTGTAAAATAATCACGATAACTCATCGTCTATCTCCCATGGTTTTGCTGCGGTACTCTCCGCAAGGTAGTGCCACATCGCCTGACCCGGCAGACTGAATGTCAGCACCTTGTGGCCCAGGTTACTCTGCACATAGCTAACTGCCTTCTGACAGGCTTTCTGACCATTCGCCTTGTTGTGTCTACGCAGTTGAGCCTTGGCGATTAGTTCAAGCTCATTACGTTTGTAATACTTATCCACCTTCATGCCCTTGAGCACGATGCTGGCTATCTCAACCTCATCTTCTTCAGACAATTGCTTCACTGGCTTACGTCCCAGATCACTGACGGTCCAGACACCCAATTGAAAATCAAAGTAAGCCAGGTGCTCGTCGGGATCTTTCGCATTCCGCGCTTCATAGTAGAAGCTGACGTTGGGTTTTTCCCCTGCCAGCTTGACCCCACTGTCGAACCATCCTGCGAACACGCTACCTCCACGGGCTGACATAAAGCTTTTGTCATCGGCTCTATCCTTGCCTGTGTGGTGCGCCAAGATGACCGCAATATCATTCATCTCGATCAGCTTATCCACCCTGTCAAGCAGCTTACGGATCTCTGTGTTGCTGTTCTCTTCACCATCGAAGAAGTTAATGATCGGATCTATCATGATGATGTCTGGTTTGTGGTATTGAATCTCATCGTGGAACGCCTGGATATCCTGATCGGTCATCAGGTTCTTTCTTAGCCTGCCTGACACGATGAGATTCTCGTACCCCATGCGGATCAGATCCTCATCATCGCCAAACCTTCTGAAGTATGTCTCGATCCTACCCTTCATGAATTCCTTGATGATCTCAGCCTGAAACCACATCACCTTCAATGGCTTGCTGAAGGGTAACCCCATGAAGTCAGTGCCTGTGGTCGCCCCGGCGGCGAATGCCCCAAGGAAATTAGACTTACCAATCTTCGGCTTACCTAACAGGAGCACCCTGCTCTGCTTGAAGATGAATGCATCACCCCAGTACTGCTCGACGCTATCTTCTAAGGTGTCTTCCTGCCATTCTTTGTCGCCAAAAGAGACTAAGCCAAGCGGTCCTTTCTCTGGGGGAGCCTCGACCAGGACGGGATCCTCCTGATCCTGTATCTCTTTCAGGTCTTCACTGATCTGCGTCTGCCATTCACTGGTCTTCCACTCGTTCACCCCGGCGTGGAGGTCATCCGGGTTGCGTTTGATGTGACCTTGACAGATCGACATAACTGTAGTGGCTGTCTCGACAATATTCATGGGAGGTTCACAGGTCTGAGCCCAATCCTGAGCCTTGAGCTGGATCTCCCTCATGCCCCAGCCTTCCTTGATCCACTTGCCTACGAGTCGGGCAAGCTTATCGTTGCGTCCACCTTCCTTGACCGCATCATCATTAAGCTTATCGCGTAGTGATGGTTCAACCTCACCATCGCTGTTGTATAAAGAGATGGCATTGATGTCTTCTTCGGTCAGCCATGGGAGCTCATCGATTGAGGTCAGGCCCACCGATTGATTGCAATACATGGTGTACCCGGTGGAGGGGGCGATCATCGCATAGCCTCCGCCCCCCCTGGTATCTATCTTGTTGGCACCTGCTGCTGTCTTGACAGTGTGTTGGCCAATGCCATAGAAGTAGTGCGCTCCTCCTCTAGGGGTACGCTGAACGAGTGGGCTCTGCGTGATAGCGCCTTGCGATATCCAATCAACAGCCTCTTCTGAATCGGCATCGATGACCACGAAGGTGATGCCGGTGATGGCTGCCCAGTTTGCGTTAGGATATTCCTGATGCCAGCGTTGGATCTCCTCATCGCTTGGCTGGATCTTCTGATAGGTAGCCCAGCTTACCCTTGGTGTCTTTGCCCACTTACCCTTGAGTGCAAGCTCATCATCAAACGGATGACGTTTGCGGAAGTAGGCGGGGACAATCTCTGATGGACTGCCGCACGGGATGATATGCAGACCGTGCTCCCAACAATCGTGGAGCCAATCTGTTTTTTGTTCATGCGTTATTTCCTGACCGTTAAATTCAGCCTGAAAAATATGCATGTCACCCTGTCCTGTGGACCCTTCGACTGTGTTCACTTTCTCTTGTCCCTTTTACTTTAATACCCAGCGTTGTAGCCGCATTGCGGATGGCATTCATCTGACTGAAAGTTGAATCCTCTGTCTCATCGATGACGAAACTATCTTCAACCTCCATTTCCTTCAGCACTTTTTGCCATTTACCTGGCCGGGATCGAAAGCTTTTCTGAATCGGGACATTCTTCTCGATCAGATAGTCATCAACCTTTACCTTGTCGTTCATTCTTCTTCTTCCTCTTGGCCACAATCGAGACAAGCACCATCCTTATAGCGGCACTCATCACACGGCTCTATCTCGTCATTCATCATGTCCCACTGGACCTCTATCATTTCTTCAAGCCTAGTCATTGCTACTCCTCTTTGCGCAAAAGTACTTTTGAACTATACGAAATGGTGATTGTTTATGCAACATATTAAGCCATTAAATAAATCTATATATTTTGTTGACAAGGTTTTTGAATGAGCGTAGATTCAGTTGTGTAGAGAGGAGAAAAGAAATGACATATGCAGAAGCTGTAGAAGCTTTATACCGTTTAAAAGAAGATAAATCCTTTATAGAAAGAGAGATAAAGAAATTAACCAGGGTAGTTCTGGACTCTCAAGAAGCGCAGGCATCAGTCCTGTTGCTATCCAATCAGGGTGGTGAGCGCACCGATCAAGGTGTGACTTACGAAGTCAAGCGTAGTTATGAGTGGGATCAAGATCAGATTGAGGCAGCTTTATTGCTGTTAAAAGATGAGAATTATCTGCCGTTCTTGACCAGCCTTTGGAAAATTAACATGAGCAAGTACAAGGATTGGGCTACGCTCAATCCCATCAATGCTCAGATCTTTTCAAGCGCCTTAGCAACCAAGCTGGGCAAACCTACCGTCAAGAAAATTGATCTTGATAAATTCAACTCAAAAGAGGAAAGCTAATGTCTGCGATATTGGACAGTGTAAGAAACACCTCTGCTCGTTCTGATGAATCATCATATCCGCCATTGCGGATAAACATTCAGGGAGTAGATGGGATTGGTAAAAGTAGTTTCGGCGCTAACGCTGACGATCCAATCTTTATTCAGGCAGAGGATGGCCTGAAGTTTATAGATACCCAAGCGTTTGATCTATGCGAGAAATGGAATGATGTGTTTGGGCATTTACAAATGTTAGCAAACGAGGCGCACTCTTTTCGTACCCTGGTCTTTGACACCACAGATGCTGCAAGCATTTTGGCCGAGGCCTATGTGTGCGAGAAGGAAGGGTGGCCATCCATTGAAACGCCGGGGTACGGCAAAGGTTACACCGCAGTGGCAGAGCAATGGATCAAGTTGCTTAGTGCATTCGACTATCTTGTTAACCAAAAACACATGAACGTCATCTTGTTATCACACGTTCAGGTCAAGCCTTTCAACGATCCGATCAATGAGAGTTATGATCGTTGGGAGATGAGGTGTCACAAGAAAGTTAATCACCTGATTAAAGATTGGGTGGACTTCAATCTGTTTGCCAACCACGACGTTACCGTAACCCAAGATGGCGCGAAGAGCCGTGCAATAAGCTACGGTAATCGAGCACTTCACACGAAATTCTCTGCGGGATTTGATGCTAAATCCAGGCTTGAGTTACCACCTAAACTTAAATTTGAGTGGGGTGCATTCATCAATGCATATAAGAATGCGCTGAATCCAGCGAAACCAACTGTAGTTAAAGGAGCTAAGTAACATGGGTATATTAGATGGCGGGTTAAGTTTTGACGGCGTTGATGAGTCTTCGACAGGTGATTACTCACCCGTACCGGATGGCCAGTACAGCATCGAGGCTGTTAAGTTTGAATCAAAAACATACGGCAGCGGAAACGAAGGAGTTGATATCCAGTTCTCGATCATGGGGCCAACTCACCAGAACAGAAAGGTTTTTGAAACCTTTGTGCTGACAGGCAAAAACCCCCAAGTGGCTTTGGGTAGGATGAAGGCTTTCATGCGAAGTGCTGGCATTGATGTGGACACTGTGCCTCTCAACCAGCAGACGTTGAGTCAGGCTATGAACACACCAGTTCAGGCAAACATCTACACACAGGCAGGAACGAACGGCTACCCTGCTAAGAATCAAATTAAATCTTTCTTAGCGCCTCAAGCCCAGGCTCAAGCACCACAGGCTCAGGCTCCTCAAGCTCAGGCACAAGCACCTGCGCCTCAGGCGAATCAACCTACCGGGCAGCAGGTAAACTGGCAAGACTAATCTGCTAAGAAAATCCACAGGGTGCGGTGGAATCCTGAACCAACGCCAAAAAGATTCTTGGCAGAGAAGGTCTTTCTCTTTGGCGATACACCACTCAAAGGAGGTGATGCGCTATGTATCTTAGCGATTTGTTCCAAACGGAAAAATATCTAAACCACCCGATGGTTGACGGCGAGAGCGACTATTTGCCTCCTGGCGAAAGAGGCGCAGCTTTAGGAACTATCAAGGGTGACGGGAATCAGCGAAGGTTAGCTTACGACAATGACCTCAGGGCTACTATCAAGAAGCTTTCTGTTGACATCATGGAACACGGGGGGCAGATGTACCTCGATAAGAAGATAGGTTATTACCGCTTGGAATTCAAAGATAAAACTGTAGTGAAGTTTTCTGTGGGAACGTGGAATGGCTACTCTTTATCCATGAAAGCAAATCTGTTTAAAAACGCACTTAGAAAGATCATAGTTCGTATCGAGAATGAAAGGAGTTGGAATGATAGTAGTTAGAGGAAGTGACGGTATCTACTGTGCTTTTTGCAAGGCGAATGGCAGTCCATGCATTGCCTATGATGCCGACCGACAACAAGCCATAGAGTTTTGTCTTAACCTTGTAAAGGAGAGTAACAATGAATGAAAAATTAACTGCGTTTCATGATCAGTTACAAGATCTCATAGAAGAATATGCAACAGAAGAGTTGTCTCATGGAACCTTAATCCAAGAGCTTATGTCTTTATCAGTCAGCAACGCCTACATCTTTGCTAAAGATACAGATCAAGTTGATTGGACCATCAGGTATATCAAAAAAGAAGCGTTGAAGAAGCGTAAAGAAATGGAAGATGAACTCATTTATGGAGGAGAATTACACTAACTATGGAACTCAGAAACTATCAGAAAAAAGCTTTAGCAAAAGCTCACTGCTGGTTTAAAGAAGAAACAACTTACCCCCTCATTGTCCTACCGACAGGGGCGGGTAAGACCATCGTCTTTACCACGCTAATCAAAGATCTCTACCTTGCAAACCCAAGCAAAAGGTTTCTCATACTGGCTCACAGACAAGAGCTCATTAGCCAAGCGGTGGACAAGCTGCTTAACGTGTGGCCTGATGCCCCGGTAGGGATACTTGCCGCCAGCCTCAAGCAGTTCAATCACACAGCGCCCATTGTTGTCGCCAGCAGAGATACCCTGGCCTCAAAGAAACGCTTGGAGAAATCCTACCCCTTCGACTACATCATCATCGATGAGGCACATCACGTTGCCCCTCAGATGAGTACCCGATACCGAAAGATCATTGATCACTTTGAAGAGATCGGTTGCCCCAAGATCCTAGGCGTAACCGCTACACCGTACCGGATGGGACAAGGCTACATCTATGGTATGGACGATCACTTCTTCGGAGGTGTGGCCTACAAGGCGACCATTCCCGACTTGATCAAGCAGGGTTACCTGTCCAGGCTGTCATCGTTCAAAGTAAATAACGATGCCGTCATCGATGCGTCCAAGGCTAGGGTTAAGTTCAAGGGTGGGGACTACAGAGAGTCGGACCTTGAAGCATTGGCTATCGTAGATGAAACCATCTATGCAATCATCAACGATTGGATAGAGAAGGCATACTTAAAAGGCAGGAAGAGCACGGTGTTCTTCTGTGTCAGCGTCCTTCATGCCAACAAGATGGCGCTCTACTTGAAAGATCACGGGATTAAGGCAGCGTGTGTCACGGCTGAGACTCCCATGGATGAGCGCGAAGATATCCTTAATAGCTTTGAGCAAGGCACGATCAATGCGCTATGTAATGTTGCGGTCCTGACTGAGGGCTGGGATGCGCCCCGGACTGATTGCATTGCATTGCTTAGGCCCACCAAGTCGCTTGGTCTGTATGTGCAGATCTGCGGCAGGGGTATGCGTCCTTGGGAAGACAAGAAAGACTGCCTGCTTCTGGACTACGGTGGCAACATGGGTCGCCATGGCTGCATCGATGTCGCTAGACCTGAGCGCAACAAGAAAGATGAAGAGCTCATCGACGAGCTAAAGATCTGGATATGTGATGAGTGTCTGTCGGTCAATGACATGGAGGACAAGACCTGCAGAGAATGCGGTTTAGTTAAGCCACTGCCTGAGCCCGAAGAAATAAATCCTTTAAAGGAGGAGAAAGAGGCATCTGAAACAACCATCGCTGGTGAAGGCCAAGTCCTGTCGGACGAGATGGGTGAGGCTGAGATCATTGAAAGACAAGAGGTGGTGGAGTTTGTTCGCGCTGAGAAAGCTGTCTCAAAGAATGGTAACGATTACCTGAAGATAATGTTTAAGACTGAAGAAAATTACTGGCCTAGATCTACCGCACTCATGATGACCATGCGAGGTAAGCCAAGAGAGGTTGCTGAAAAGAAATGGCGCATTATGTCGAGAGGTTTTGAGCTTCCTTACAGCATTGATTCGGCAGTCCACATGGTAAACAGCGGAGCACTGCTTGAAATAAAGAAAGTTAACCTAAGAAAAGAAGGGAGGTACTGGAATGTCATCGGCGTTACTTTTTGAAGAGATGGATAAGCGGATAGCGGAAGACAACGATAGGTTCAGGGGTCACCTTGGCATGAGCGGGATCGGTGATACTGATGAGCGAAAGATCTGGATGAACTTCCGCTGGTGTTTGCCCTCATCATTTGATGGAAGGATGCTTAGACTGTTTGATCTGGGCAATCACATCGAGGATCAACTGGTTTACTTTATAAAAAAGACCAAGGTGTTTGATGTCTCTGCTGTAGATTCAGATGGCAATCAGTATCGAGCGTCCTACCTGGGCGGTCACTTTGGCGGCAGTTGTGATGGCTTTGTGAAGCGAGTGTTTGAGGATGACCTTGAAGAGATGCTTGTGTTTGAGGCTAAGTCAGCTAACGATAAGAGGTTCAGGGAGCTTGTTAAGCTTGGCGATTACCAGGGATGGTCACAGGCTTACCAGTGGCAGTTACATTGTTACATGGGTTGCTTCGGGTTAGACAAGGCGCTGGCAGTTGTGCTCAATAAGAACAACAGTCAGATCTATTCAGAGATCATCGACTTCAATCCATCCATATGGGAACAGGCTCAGGAGAAAGCGAAAAGAATCATCTCCTCAGATAGGCCACCATCCGGGTTAAGCGAGACTGATTGGCGACTGAAGAATGAAACGCCACAGTACCGGGATTCTTACTTGGGCCATCGTTTGCCGCCATCAGTTAACTGCAGGAACTGTCACTCCTGTAAGCCAGATATGGAAAGCGACAACGCTGCATGGCACTGCAGTAGATTCAATAAAGACCTGACCCTCGATGAGCAGAAGCAGGGATGCCGGGACCATCTATGGAATCCCAGCCTGGTCAAGGCAGATCTTATCTCAGAGGAATGCAGTGATGATGTCATGGCCTACCGCTCAGGCATCTTTACTTTCTACAATGTCACTGCAGATAAGCTAGGGGATAAGCACTTCAGTAGTCCTGAGATGCGTGAGTTGTCAAAGATAGACTATAACTTCTCCGACATCTCTGACCTGGAGAAATTGAGAACTTTCTTTGACGGGGAGTTCGATGATCTGAAGAAAGTACAGGTCATGGATGAGGATAATATTCCGTTCTAGGTAATTCTCTTGGATCTTTGATAATCTGGATAACGAGCCCTGGATACAGGGCTTCGACCAGCTTCTTCTTCAGTGAAAATACTGCCGTTATAATACCCTTGGTGTCCTCTACAACGACATCTTCCCCGCACCTATACCTGAAGTCGGATATGTATTTGCACACCCTCTTGCCCTCTACAACGCACTCATAGGGTATCTGTACTTCAAGCTCAGAGATGTACCCCTGATCCTGCATTCCCTTGAGGATTTTGTATCGAGCCCCCTCGAGTTTGGAGTCGAATGTAATACCATCGTACTCAACCTTCTTGGCATAGTACTTGCTCTTGCGCTTACGCTGCGGGATCAATTAGATTCCTAGTAGCTTGTTTAACTCTATCTGCCTCAGCGCAGATATACCGGCAGAGTTTGACTGAGGTGTAGACAAAGATCTAGTCCCCTCCCTGGCGCTGGGAAATGCCCGTAAGTCTGGGGGTGGAGTGCGTGGAACTTGTGGTACTTCTGGCGGCAGTGCTGGCAAAGATCGACCTTTATACTTGCCATAAAGATTTCTCATACGTTGCTGATCAATAATGTTTCTTATCTTATTTCGCTCTGTGCCAAAATCTTTTTGATTAATATAAAGATTTGGATTTGGTAGAGAAGGAACAAAATTACCTCGCACTAAACTCTGCCATCGAGGGACTCTATTGTCTGATAATATTTTATTTATTTCTTGTTGGGATAACCCTAAAGTTTTTGCATCTTGCATGGCAACTCTTAACTCTTCTGCCAACTTCATCTGTTGTTCTATTTTCTTTTCGTAGTTGTAAACAAATTCTTCTGAGCTTCTGTACTCTTGAGTCCTGCCTAATTTTCTAAGAGTTCGACCAGCATCGCTGTTTATTTTGTTTGCCAGATCAATTGCCTTGTAGCGCAAAGATTTTTTCATGTCTACTTTAACTGTCTTAACCCCAGACATGGCTTCAAACATTTCACCATATAAATCTAACTGTTTCTTTTTTGAAACCTTGTACCTAGGATCAACTAAACCACTAGCTTGGAACGCCGCCATTGGGAGGTCTTTAATGTTAAGCGCTCTTGATAATCCGTAAAAGTCTCTTGCACTAGCAGGCTCACCACCGGGCGTTATCTTTCCTAATTGCCATGGTGGCACATCCGCATTAATTTCTGCAGGAGAAATCGTTGGAATTAACCCATTGAAAACGTGGGAAAACCCAAAGAAAGCTCTGTCTACCCAAGGAGCCGTGTCTCCTGGACCTATCTCATACCCGGTGCTAGTCTTTCCGTTGATACTCTCTAGCAATCTTTGGCTTAACATCGACTGACCCATGAATGGCTTGAAGAATTCATCGTAAACTCCACCATCTCCAAGCGTTGCATTGTATGCAATCGTTTGAAGATCTTTCTCTTCTCTTACGCCATTGTCCCATGCATTTTGAACCGCAAGAAATGGAGTAATTAAATACTCATATGGCATTGTGTAAGATAAGTTTATAGCTTCTTTCACTACTCCGTTTTCATCAGTCCCAACAGTAACTAACGAGGCATTTTTATCCCAAGGATTTGCTCCCGATCTTCGATAAGCATCAAGCTGCTCTTCATTAGAACCTGTCATCATATGCCCAAGCGCCGTTATACCAGATGGTATACCCACTGTAGTTGCAGAGAATCCTAAAAGCCTTTCCATTCCTCTAGCTCTCATCAAAGCATTCTCACTTGAAAGCTCTGTGATTGATCTACCTAATATATTAAGGCTTGTCCTTATTATTTCTGCAGGGTAAGCAATAAAGTTTCCTAAAGGAGTTTTTCTTAATAGCCTTATCGCTTCAGGAACTCGCTCATAGTTAGGAACAACATCTCTCGTTATAAATGCAGCCTCTTCATCTACAAAATCATTAAATTTTTTCTTTGAAAGCTGGGTGACATCTAATCTATTTGGGTCTAATCCAGCTTCAACTGCTATTTTTCTTTGCGCTGGAGTGCTGGCCTTCATTATGAAAGGCTTACCTTTAATATCAGAAGCAGCAATCATAGATTGAATCTTCTGGCTTTCTGTCTTGAAGTTAAAGATTCTCCAGACATCATCACCACCTTGGTAAAGCTTGGTCATGATGTTGTTCTGGTATCCTTGAAGAGCTTTGCTTCCGAATACTTTTCCTGTAAGTCCAGACGCTGAAGCAGCCTCATCAATCAGACTGTTTAATTCTCCTAGTTGTGCTTGCTGACCTACTACGCCAAGCCTGCTGTACTTTTCAAACATAGCTTTCCCGGTAGCATCTTTACCAAACTCATTCTTTATAGATGCAGATACAAGGGAAAAAGATTCAGCCATTGTCTGGCCATTAGGTACGTTACCATTAGCTAATGCAAAGCCCATGGCGCTAGTCACGTTTCTTACTTGGCCAACCGGGTTGTATGCAGTTTTACCTAGCTGGCTTAATCCTTTAAGCCCTAAGAAAAAAGACCACCCCGTTTGTAAAACACCTGTTGGTTGCCAAGAGTCTTTTTCTAAAGCGTTAAGATATTCATTCTTAACAAACTTTCCCCTTAACTTTCCATAGAACGGAGAGTCAGCTAACTTTGTATACTCTCCGCTACCAGCAGATCCTTCAGGAAGAGCATCGAGGAATACTTTTCCAGCGGGTCGTGCATTGTTGTACTCATCTAGGTAATCAATGAAGTTACCTTTGCTTATGATGCCTGCTTGCCTACCTAATGTTTCTTTTAACTTTACTGATACATCCGCTTTTCTTACATCTAAAGACCTAGATGTTTTTTCTGGAGAGATATAATCTCTGCCGCTGTACTCTCCTAGATATTCTCTAATCGCTTTGCTGTTTAAAGTTCTGCCCTTTAAGATTCCATCATTCATTTTTAAAAGGACTGAATCTTCAATAAGATCCTTTGGATTCAGAGAAGAGTTAAGGAACCCTGGCTTTTCTATAAGTTGGTTAAGCTGTCCTCTCGCTTCATCTGTTGAGATATTTTTACCATTTTTCTTGTTGGCTCTTATGACAGATTCAATAGCTTTTTCTTCTAACTGTATTGACGGCTTATAGTCTCTTTCCAAGAAAGCCCGGTACTGTCTTGTGCCATACAGGCCAAGCTGTCCACCGATTGTATCCATGGCTCCCTTTGGCAGGAGATCGGGATGCATCTGTATTGCTTCACTGTAGTTGTCTATGGTTTCTCTTGCTCTTTTTGCAGATCTAAACAAACTAAAATCAGACTTTATTGCGTCAACATTAGAGTTAATGTTTAAGTTCTTTGCCGTCAACCCGTATGCTTTGTCTGCTTCGACAAGAGTTTCAAAAGCTTTTATTTGATCTGAGTTTAAACTGTCTCTAACTTTTCCATAATTTTTTGCATTAGGATCAAGCAACTCTCCTGAAGGAAAGACAGCTTTGTCCCAAGCGTCCATAATGTTTTTAGATGTAATGCCGTTGGCATCTCCTTTTCTAAAAACAAACTCAAGACTTTCTTGCGCGTCATCTAGCGCAATCTTATTTGCCTGAATCAAAGATGCGAACTCAAGAGATCTTGCATCTCTAATTTCAGCCATCTCTTTATCTGGGAGCATACCCCTGTACCGGAAAGCACCAGCAACCCTGTCTAGACCAGGCTTGTTTTTAAGAATTTGATCAACGCCTTTACCTATAAACGCTCCAGTTTCCCTTGCTGCTGTAAATCCTCCACGAATAACATCGCCTACTATAGGCAAAGCAGCAGTCTTTGAGATCAAGGGGAGCCCTATCTGCGCGGTCTTAGCAAAAGCAAATGGAACACCTAAAGCAAGAGCCGCTCCCTCAAGAGCAACCTTTCCTTTGTTTTCTAAGGCTGCGTAAGCTTTTTCTTGGCCATCAAGATACTGAAGATCTTTTGTTTTTGTTGGCCCACCGGGGAGATAAGCATCTCCAAAAGTTTCCATGTCAGGAGATGCAACAGTGAACTCAGCAGCAGCTAAAGGTATTAGACCAGCACCTTTCCTAATTCCCTTTGTTGCTTTTAATATTGCACCACCTGGCACACCAAACTGGACTAAAGCTTTAGGTAACTCTGCAGCAAACCCAAGACCCTCGATGTTAGGGGCATACATTTCCTGAACAGCTTGTGCTCTGGCAACCATATCTTCGCCAGCTTCTTCTTCTCCGGCTAACTGCAGGCCATATCCTATAGTAGAAGCAATCTCTGTTGGTATAGAGACAAGGCCATTGAGAGCGCCTCTACCAACCTTGCCGCCAAAGCTTACATCTTCCTGCAATAACTCAGTGGCTGGATTATTCTTATCAGAATTAAGATAATTAAACTGAGCTTGTTCTGCTTTAATAGCTAGGTTTCTTTCTTTGACTCTTCTAGCAATTTCATTAGGATCGTCATTAAGCTCATATGGCAAATAACTACCATCTGTTAGCTTCTCATAAGGCATTAGGCTTTAAGCTCTCTAATATATTTTGCTGCTTCACTTAGACTTAATTGGTTAACAGTATCTTTGTTAATTAAATCAGGAGCGGTCGTAGAAAATAAAGTCATTAAAGATTTTTTACTTTGCATGTCAGCTCTGACATATAGTAATAATTCGTTTGCCTCAGTTGCCTTTAATTCTCTACCAAGTTCAGCTTCTGCAGAAGATTTTAATGTAAAGAATTCTCTTTCTAGATCAGTTCCGACTTGATCAATAGCCGCTTGATCTCTAGCCATCTCAGATTGACTCTTGTCATACGCCATGGCTGCTTCAGTACCTGCAGTAAACGCATTGACCGGGACAATACCTTTTGTTGGCTTCATCATTTGGCCAGCAATATAAAGAGCTTTCTGAGGATCGTCAAAAGTCAAACTTTGTCTTGCCTTTGAAAATAATTTCTTTAAAGGATTGCCTTCATCGGGGGGCGGTTCATCGCCTGTTGTATTGCCTTCCAATGCTGCCGCTAAATCTTCTTGCGCTTTTGCCAACTGAGCTTTTAATGCTGCAATTTCTGTGTCTGGTGCGCCTGCAGCTACTGCAGTATTTAATTCTTCTTCAGCATTATCGGCAGCAAATTGATACGCTACAACAGCACCACCGATAACAGCACCGGCTCCATATCTCGCAGCCTTTCCGAGTCGGCCTCCGCCTTTAGTTGCTCCACCTCCCTCAACTGTTTCGCCTTCTGAGCCCTTAGGCTTTTTGCCATCAGGCTTTTCGTTGAGCTTTGGCTTCCCGCCGCCAGATCTTGGTCCTGGCAAATCTTGTTCTCTCCAAGGGGCTTTCTTTGCCAAAGCCTGTCGCTTCTTATACGCCTCAACTACTTTTCCAAAAGTAGAATCTATAAATTTACCTTTACTCAACCGCATGATGCCGCCGTTGGCTTTACCTTCGGCTTCAATCTCTTCAATATACCGACCAAGCTCATCATCGAACTTCATGTCGTTAAGGTAATCGGTCAGAGCACCTGGTCCTTCATACCCGGCATCTATCAAGTCTTCTCTGGTAACAGCCGCTAAATCTTTGTCGCCCCTTCTGAAGGTTGGAGACTTAAACTTATCGCTTCTTGCTTCTGCAATGGTTTTTGCTACATTAGCAATGCCGCCTTCTGCCTCTGCCTCTGCCTCTTCAATCATTGGATCCAATGCAACTCTTTCATTTTCTAGCGCAGCAATTCCGGCAGGCTCTTCTACCACCATTGGCAACTCTTCTGCCTGCGCTGGAGAAATAAAGTTTACTTTGTCTAAAGCTCCTTCTCCAAGCTCACCTAGAACTCTGGTAGTTTCATACTGCCCCACTCTTGTTGGAGCAATTCTGTTTTGAACAAAACCTGCAGCATCTGGATCTCGTTTAAAATTGTCTTTCCAATTAGCCCCTAGCTCTCTTGCTCTTTCTTCAAGCCTTCCAGAACGACCTGTTCCTTGTATATTTTTTAACTCATCGTCACCTAATTTTTTCTGTAAGCCAGCAACTCTTTGTAAAACTCTTTTTATTTTTACTCCCGTATATCCTAGCTTTGCTAATCCAACACCAATAAGACCCGGAGGAAAAGCTAACATCCCAACAGCAGATGCAGCTATCGCAACATCCACAGGATCTTCTGGGTCAACAATAAGAAGATCAGTTATATCCCTAAGATTTATTCCAGAACCTTCTTCCGTTTTAGTAGGGAAATAATCTACAGGCTTCATCGAACCGAGTTGCGTTTCCGAAAAATCAACAAAGTTTCCTTTCCCGTACATGTCGCCCAGATTAATGTCTATTCCTTCATCATACATTCTTAATGCTTCACTAGGTGATGGCATGTCAGGAACATAATCGTCATAAGCATCCCTGCCAACATCTCCGATGGCTCGGAAAAGACTTCCTGCTGCATTACCCCAAGTATCGTTAGGATCTCCTCCGTCATTCATATTGATCGGAGCAACGCCAGCCATGATCCCTCCACCAGCACGGCGCTGGGGAGTTTGAAACATAGGTCGATTGTATATATTAGGGTTCATAGTTTTTCCTATTCATCTTATTGCTGTCCATAGTTCGATAACGTCAGTAAAGCGCCACCTAATTTGGCAGCCATACTAGGATCTTGATAAGCCTCCATCTGGCCCATGCCACCGCCAAAACCAGACATGTATTGAGGCAATAAGCCACCTAATCCACCGAGCATTTGCTGTCCTCTCTGCAATCGCATATATGGTTCATCTGCCATTTGAGTCGCTGCTGTATATTGATTGCCAAACGCAGTATCTTGAATGCCCCTGCCTGCCTGCCCCAGACCAGAGAGAGTACCTATTTGACCAGATAGCATGTCGTACCCTTGCTGTCCTAACCCAGAAATGCCACGGGCAGCGCCTGCTCTATTAGACTGCATGGTATTAAAGCCAGACATAGAGTTAGCCATCGCATCGCCGTAGCCTTTATAAGCCAGGTCTGAGCCAAACTGCGCTTGCTTATCAAGCACACTTCTATCTATCTCAGCTTCCTGGACAGCGCCTCTTGATCCGCCAAAGGCACCTGATTGGACTTGATTTGCTCTGGCATCTCTCTTCTGAGCTTCGCCCAGCCTTTGTATTTCCTGCATCTGTGGCTGGTATACGCTGTTCATGTAAGGGTTCATGAACGATTGAGCCATCATGGGGTTGTACCCCATTGCACTCTGTTGGTAGTACTGTTGAGCCTGATTCAACTGTGGTGCAAAGCCACCTAACCCCTGAGCTGAATTTCTTGCTTGTATCTCAAGAGGAGAAAGTCCTGCTATTTGTCTTATGGGTACAGGTATCTGCTGGCTTATCATGCCAGGCTGTCCTTCTCCCCCGAAATAAGATCCAAGTAACTGTCTAGCGCCATACTCTACAGCAGGATCAGAAAAATCCTTTTGCGCTTTAGGTAAAACATAAGGTTGGCTAGTGTCAACTAACTCTGTATCTGATTCAAAAAAATCGCTAAAACTCATTATGTCATCCCCGCTGCTTTTTCGCCTGCTTTCTGTAGAGCATACATCATTCTAGCGCCTTCTCTTCTTTGGGCCGCTTTGCTCTTAGGTTTTTTGTTTCCCATTAAATTACCAATACCTCTGACTGCCGCTGAGTTAACAACAAACTCTCCGTCAGAAAGCATGGCGGGTATATCATCTGACTTCTCTGTCCCTGGCCCAGAGATCTGACCATTCATCCTGGGATAAGACGTTGATCCTCCATAGGCCAATTCCATCAATCCGCCTTGCGCTACCTGCGCTGCCTGAGACATTGGAGTAATGTTGCCTCTTAATCCTGCTACACCTCTTGGACCTGTACCCTCATAGTTGGCATACATCTGACCGGGTACGCCTCTGTAGCCTAGATTAAAATCAGGCACCTGCCCTGCAGGCATAAAGGTTTTTATGTCTTTAAATGCGGGATCAATTTCCTGAAGAGGAGATGGTCCTGTTGGATCAAAGAGGTTTTCATTTTCATAAACTTCCTTTGATCTGTTGGCTGCAGCTTCTTGGAGTGACGTAGGCTTTGGATCATCACTTGACCCACCTAAAACAGCTCCTAATCCTAAGAGCGCCAACAACCAATTAGGAACAATGCCTTTAGGCTGCGCCTTAGCATACTCTGCTGCATCTGCTATTTGTTTTTCAGTTAACCCAGCTGTATCTTTAGTGGCTTCAATATGCTTAAAAACTTGTTCCGGCGTGGTTAGTCCTGGAAATTTCCCTACACTAGGAGTTTCACTAGGAGTTTCACTAGGAGTTTCACTAGGAGTTTCACTAGGAGTTTCACTAGGAGTTTCACTAGGAGTTTCACTAGGAGTTCCACCTTT